AATAATTTCTAATTCTGAAGTCATTTGGTAATCTCAGTAGAAACAGAAACAGTTCCACTGAGTAACCTACGAACAGAACCATCTGGAAATTGAATCTTTAAATCATACACACCAGAATTCCAAGTAATTGCGCTAGTCTCAGAAGCACTTAGACTAATCTTTACTTCACCTGTAATTCCACCAAGAATAATCTTTGAGTTCTGAGTACTTAGCTCTAGAAGAACATCAGGTGAGTTTACCTTGGATCTAATTTGCATCTTTGCTGTACAACCTGTAAGGTCAACAGGAATTACAGAAGCCGAGCTAGTTCCTGCTTTCCAAGGAAAGATTTTGTTGTAGGTTTCACCTTGGATGATTTGAATTTTATATTTAAATACAGCCATTTATCATCCTGTGTTATCTGCGTTATTACTTGAGGTATCAACCCCGTTCGGAGATAAACTTGTCCCAGATCCGGCAGTTTTCATGCCTTCACCTGACTTAGAGGTATTCCCTGTGAGCTTATCTTCTTGCACTTCTTGCTCTGCTGGTAATGTATCAATACCAAGCATGTCTCTTACTCTATTCAGAACTGCTCTATCAAGCTCGATCAAACCAGTGCTAGCAGTGCGCTGGAAAGCCTTGGACAGTTCTTCAATTGGTGTTTCTTCTACTGAATCAGAATCAATTCTGCACATTCTAGTAGTATCAAAACCATTTAGTTCATATAGTTGTTTAATCAGATCACGATTGACTTCTTCTAGAATAGAATTCAGAAGGTACTTGCACATCGCACCAACCATGTTATTCTTTAAGCTACCTAGAGCATAAGAACCTGTGCTACCTTGACCCATGATAAGAATATCAGCCAAGAGAGTAGTCATGATTTGGTTTGTGTAGTAAGCTTTCAGTTGAGAAGTATCAACAAGTTTCTTACCATTGGCTGCTGCCAGTTCAAATGAAAACAAAGGAACCTTGGTTTCTTCGTTAGCATCAGAAGGAATCATGATACCTGACTGAGCACCTTGCTGGATATTCCGAAGCATGTTCTTGAAGTTATCGGCAACAGCTTTCTTATTTGGATCGGCATCCGAAGCTAAATAACTAGCTGGGATTTTCAGAACAGGAATACCTACAAGGTCTTTAGCCAAGGCTGTACCTTCTAGTTCTTCTACGGTTGTCAGATATTTGTACGCAAAATACACCTGAGACAAAGGTGATTTACCATAAGGATCACCACGGTGTCTACCTAGGCGAACATGCAAGAACTTACTTCTGGGTAGAACTACTTCGTTATTTCGGTTTTCAAATCTACCGTAAGTATTGGCAATCAAGGAAAGATTCTGCTTGACACCTGTAACATCGTTACCTGAATCGTCATAAATGAACTTCTCAATGGTATCTTGGCTGCGGTGAGCTAACTTACGCAAAGCAATCTTACCGTCATTAAAGGTACTACCAGTAGAAGTTAACCTACGGCGGAATACCTTTTCAGTGACACTAAAACCATATACCTGGGCACTTAAAGTATCTTTGATGAAATCACCAAAAGTGCCTTCCATGTCGTTCAGGCATTCTTTGATGAATTTAGTCTGAGCTTTTTCTTCAGCAGTTGCATTCTCAGGTTCTACTACTTTGTATTCAGCTTGGGAAATAAGAACTTCGTAAAGATTCAAAGCAGCAGCGATGCTACTATGATAAGACATTTGCTTATAAGTCTTTACAGCAAAAGGGTAAGTAAGCTCTCGTCGGATTTCTTCTTGAGATACTCCGTTGAAAATCCTTACACCTAAGTTACCCATTTCACCAAGCTTGAAACGATCAGGAGAATCTACAGAGGCTGCTTTCTGAACAGGTTCTTGAGTTGTTTTCTTTGCTGCCATCTAGCAGGTTCCTTTTATGTTGTAGTTATTTTAGTTGAAGGCAAAGGCTGAAGGAGCCGTGAAGTCAGGGAGGGAGAATTCGGGGAGGATGGATTCTTTGGTTAGGGTGTAAAATGCGTCCGAACAAACGTCGCATTGCAGGAAATCTTAAAACAACAGCGTTACCTGTCGTCCCACTTATTCGTTCGTGAAGTACAACTCTTGTTAATACTCTCTTGTAGAAACATACAAGTTTCCTTGGAGTAAACTTTATTGGACTTGAACTTGAAGTCTTTGTCTAAGTTATAGTTAACACCTGTCTTATCTGCATTCAGCCAGTTATGGAAATTATCCAAACTAGAAATATCATCTAAGAAATTAGCAAAACAATGCCAGCGAGCATCTACCGTTACCCCTTTTCCGAAGTAGCCTTTTTTATCTACTTCAGAATAGCAACGTTTCATCATGTTGCGCCAGAGTTGTTGTGCTTGTTTGCAGTAACTTAACTTTTTATTAAACAAACCAGAATAACCAATATCGTAGCAAGATGGTGAGTAAGGGTCTTTTATCTTACCAATTACTACATTATTAGTGTATGCTGTTGTAGTATAACCTGTCTTAGTAAACTGAACAACGCATTGATTGCCCTTTTTACTCAAGATAGTCAGTTCATCGCCTGCATTGTTGAGCAGGACAATGCTGACTTCTCGCTCTTTTACACGATCTGTGATTGTCGTATCAGCGCATTTACCTTTTTCAAGGTTAGCTGTACGAACAGAACGGGTAAGACCTGTATTCAAGAATTTAACTTCGGCAAATTCTTTAGATACACTTAGAACGAGAACATCACCGTCTCGGTTTGTTGTAATAACTTGATTGACTTCAATTGTCATAGAAATTCTCCTATATAAATAAATGCTTAGTGTTTCCACCAAGATGAGACTATATCATATCTTCTTACTCTGTCAAGAAGATCGCACCGCTTCGGATCACTTGATCCTACTCCCTTTCGGGATAGTCGTTACACGTTCCTATTTCTAGGCTTCGCTCGGTATTGTCTGAGTCAATTCTGACTAGAGATCCACCGAATTCAATGCGTTTATTGACGACCAATTTTAATCGTCATGCCCACTGTTTCTCTGTCCAGTGAACTGTTCTAACTCTGTATAGAAAGCCGAATTCCAGTCTGCTTCAACTATGTTGACGAACCCTGCTTCTGCAATTGCAGCGAAAGGTCTGAATCGTTGTAGCTTGGCTCTATCTGGTCTTACAAGCTTTGCTGTATAACCCATCTCAATTAATTCTCTCTGAATCTGCCTGCAATAAGCACCCGCTGTAGCACCAGGGTCAAGAGGAATAGTCACAATCGTGTCTTTACCGTCTCTCTTTGCTGTATCAAAGATTAACTCTTTTACTACATGAGGCCGATCACGGATTCTTGTCATATCTTCTACGGTAACTACGCCTGTCTTTTCTCTAGACATTAGGACGCCTGCTGTCCAGTCTGGGTCTGAATTTGCCTCGGAAGGTTTCGTTGAAGCCAAGTCCCATGATCTTACCCTGCGAGTAGTGTTATAATTCGGGAAAATAACTTCAGTGCACCATTCTCTTTTAAAAATACCGGATGTACTTTCTCTTGCATACCATGACCCCAGAAGAAGGCGTTCCATTTCTACACGAGGGGCAGCCATCAGTGTTGAGACATAATCTTTATTTTTCTCAAGACCAATTGGATTATCATATATATTACCAGGAATGAAACAAAATGACTTAATACCGGAGTCATCCCCTTTACCGTGGATAGCTTCTGCTTCTTCCAAAGAGTCATACCAAAGAATATCTTGACCACTTCTGTAGTAGAACCTTTTAGGGTAAACTTCTTTGCGAACAGGAATACCTCTTTCATCAAGAGCAAACTCAACCCAGGGTCTTAACCATGAATCGTAATCAGGGTTAGCTGTTGCAATAATCCTTGGTTTATAAGTTACACGAGTTGAACGGCATCTTGTGGCTACATACATCACGTTTGCATATGATAGCTGCTGGCATTCATCTAGCAAAATCAGACTGTACTCTTTGCCCTGAAAATTATCCCGATCTTTAGGGTGATCGAGGTACGTCATCTGTAGTTTTGCCCCAGAGCTAAATACAAAAGTTAAGTCTCTTGTTTTAATCTTGAGCTTTGGGTCAACTTTTCTGTAAAGCTCGGCGGCGGCATCAAATAGCCCACCACTTCCATCTAGTTGTTTGGTCGATTTGCGAACAAGGATTGCAGAAGTTCCAGGTTCATGACAAATTGGCAACATGCTTCCTAACAGGCACATTGACTTGCCCGCGAAGGCTGCACCTCCGTACAATGTGAAAAAAGCATCTGAGTTCAGGAATTGTTCTTGTGGTTTTGAAGCAGGGGCAAAGATTAAGTCCTGATTAGTTTGAATAGACAATTATTCCTCCTTATCTGGGTCAATCATCTTCAAACTAAACACAGGCTGACTTTGCTCAGAAATAGCTTCACCTTCATCCTCGTCATAATCCTTGTCATAAACTGTACCTACTAACTGCTTGTAATTATCCAAGATAATCACCGCAGCTTTTAGCTTAGTAGTCTCAGCCAGATCCTCTTTACCCATTACATTAACAGCAGTCATTACAGCCTTAGCTACATGAGGTCTGAACTTGCGTAACAAAGTCATCATTTCATTATGACGAATCTCTTTATTGGTAAGCATCCTAGTTGGTTTAATTCTACCTTTGGTGTTGATGTTAGGATCTACTTCACCACCATTTTCTTCTCGTCTTTTAAATACCATTTGTTTTCTCCTATTTGGTTTTACCAAAGCCAAAAGGCTACTAGCCTAAATACCTCAAAAAGATACTTAGGAAAGCAGCCATGCATTTCCACTGATTTAAGTTCAGTAACTTTTGTTTAATGACGACTGCTTATTTCAATTAGCTTTGGCTAACCAAAAGAAATACCAACCGAAACTAAACGATACCTAAGGTAGGGTATTCTTTAATTAATCTTCTGAAATTCTAGCTGGTGTTTTACCAGTAGGATTCAGAACATCATGAAAGTCACTTAGACTGATTTCGTACCTTGCATCCAATGCAATGGAATCCATCGGGAAGATACTTCGTCTGAGCTTTTCGCAATCTTTGCAGAGGTTACTTCTGATACCTGCTTTGTTTAGGCAGCCTGAGCAGACCTTTGATTTGTTATTATTATTTGACATATTGTTATTTGTATGGTAGAACTGGTTGGAATCAAACCAACGACCCAAAAGGTAGAAACTTTTTGCTCTAATTCACTGAGCTACAGTCCTATAAATCTTTGGTGGATTATCTAGGTAACGATCCTAGACGGCCTACTAGAGACAACGGATTTACAGTCCGCACCAGATCCTTACTGGTCTAATAATCCATAAGTATAACCAATAACACCCATTTATTATTCAGAGAGTCATTGGTTATACCTAAGTATAACCCTGAGTTACTGATCTCAGAATCTGGTTAATCTAGAGTAAAGGAAATTAAACCTCTAGAAGATACAGATAGGTTTTCAAAGTACAGATAGGAATCTTCCGTGAAGATATAAAGGATTTCCTTAATCAAAGAAGAAGGAGCCTAGGTTGCTCAGCAAGGAATAGAAGCTAAACTGCACTTGAGATTTAAGTATACCTTGAGTTTAGTTATTTGTCAAGAGATGATTCATCTGCCTTGATTGAACTCTCGCCTACTCTGTAACTCAACTTGCAAGCTATTCGCAATTGCTTTTACACCTTTGTTTGAATCACCATTGGCTGCAAGCAAAGACAAGGATTGCTCAATCCGCTTCAGCACATCCCATCCTACCATTTGACTTCTGATGACAACAATCTCTGATTCAGCTTTAGTAAGCCTAGCATCAAGAATCTTGTTTGTTTCAGCTTGCTGTTGAAGTGCTACAGCTACGGCATCTAACTTGCGATAAGCAGATACTCCACCGCCGGCAGATACACAAATGAAAGCTACAATCAATGGAGGTAGAACCTTATCTCTAATCCAAGCTGACCATCCTTGATCTTTGTTATTGTTACCGTTTTCCATACATTTCCTTCATAATATCGTGAAACTGCCCTGGGGTAAACAGATCAGGATTAGTTAAACCCAAAGAAGCTCCGATACTTTCGTTGCAGAACCACTTCTTCTTATCTTGAGTACCTCGTCTCCAAACAAACCCAAGCAAACCAAGGTAATCATAGGATTGACCTTTGTGTTCACAAAACCAACACCAAGCTTGATCTTGTTGTACAGTAGGAATGTCTAAAGTGAAAATATCCCATTTAGTTAAGTCGTATTCAATTGTCTTGAACCTTACACCACCATCAGAACCTGAAGATGAAGCAGAGATTCCATTATTGAAAATTAGTTCATTATGAGAGTAAATAGAATTAGTCCACCATCTTACTACTCTGTTGAATAAACCTTTTAACCCAGGTCTGGTGCCTTTGTAACTAGCTAATTTCATGTAAATATCCCTGAATATAATTAAGAACTAATTCTATCATCGAATTGGCTAATTTGCAATTATTTGTTCCGGATTATGAAATACTAAACCCAAGGTCTACTCAGGAACAACTCAGCTTCTTCTAGGTTTACGCCCAAATATTCAAGCTCCTTCATCAAAGAAAGCAACCTAGTCTTGATGAATTTCCTAGCTACAACAGAATCTTCAAATACTCTTTTGTGCTTAGAACCTTTGTCTACGTCAATCCAAGTAGTAATTACTTTAAAAATATCAGCAGGATGTTCTCTGAGCTTGTAGTGCTTTGTTGTATTACAGATGATTCGTTTAATCCTTCTGTAGTTGGTTTTATCTACCAAGCATAAAT